CTTTAAATTGATACCCTCTACAATATCTTTTTACATAACCTTGCCAATTTAAAGTTAAGGGGGATTTAACAATTTTAAGAAGATTATAATAGTTAATAGGTCTTGATGTCATTGGCGTTCCAGACAATAACCAAACGGAAGGTATGGTGTCGAGAATATCATTCATTAACTGAGTTCTCATTGCACCTGCGTTATTAATATAATGACAATTACTTACTAATATATTATTAATAAAATAATTATGATTATCCTCAATTTCTAAATCATAAACTCTTGTATTTTTTGAAGGCATAGTTGTGGATTCATCATAACTTCCTCGTTCCAAAATCTCAACACTTTCCACCCTAATGAATTTAATACTTCGGTTTTTCTCTTGTCTAGAAATTTCCATTTCTTTAATTTGTGCGTTCTCCCATCTATTTCTATTGAAATTTTCTTTTCTTTGTTCCCAATATCCACTTGATATGATGGAGGTAAACTTCCGAATAAATGTTTTACATCTTTTGTTAAAATAGGATATTCCGGTTCCCAATCTTTTCCTAATAGTTGAAGTAAAATCTTCTGTGGTTCGGTTAATTGACCATGACCTCCTCTTGATAGAAATGTTCGGCCTATTAGTTTTTGCCTCATTTTTTCCACATTCAATGGGTTGAACATAGGATTGTTTATTTTCATTCTTTCTGATGATTTTATTCTCATATTTGGATTCATATTGTGAACTTTTTTCATATGATCGGACCATCCACCATTTTTTTCTATTGTTTTTTTTCGTTTTTCTTTTGTTATTTCGTTGTTCATATTTTTCTTCGCGTGACAACTCGATGAACATGTTATGTTCTTGTTCATTTTTTTTTCCGTTGTATACATCATTATTTTTCCACAAACCGGACAAAATTTTATGAATTTTTTCTCCATTTCTTTTTTCACCCTTAATTTGTTGTTTATTATCATTGAACAACTGTGGGAACAATATTTGTTCTTTTTCATTATCTGTTTTTTTGTTAATGGTTTCTGACAACATAAACAAATCATCGTCATATTTGAGTTCTCTTGCTTTAACATATCCTCTTTTTTTAGTAAAAAATTTATGATCTTCCGTACATTCTATAAATTCTCCGTTTTGTAGTTTAATTTTTAATAAAGTGTTCTTATTTTTTCTAATCCATCTTACTATTTTTTTATACTCGGTTTTTTTTGTGTTGTAATTATAGGTTAATATTTTTACATCTATTCCATTTTCAACTATATCCCCAATTAACATATCGCCCTTATCCGTAGTAATTTTACTATCATAAGTAAAACATTCATCCATAATGGCCAAATCAAAATTTTCTTTTAAAATTAAGCTTTCTTGATATCCGGTTTTTTCGTCTTTTATCGAATGATAATTTTTTATTATATCATAATTTATAATATAAAAATCAAATGTTGAACCCCATTTACCACCTTCAACAATTAATGTACGCCTATTTGTGTACATTTCAATTTCACGTTTCCAATTTATTTTAAGAGACGCTGGACAAACAATAAGGATTTTTTTTGCACCTTTTTCGATGGCAGCAATAATTGCTGACGTAGTTTTCCCAAGTCCCATGTCGTCCGCTAAAATAAATCTATCGTTCGGTATTAATCTTTCAATGGCAACTTTTTGGTGCTCCATTACTTTTCTACCTGGCTTATCGTATTTGGAATAATCTATTTCATATTTAAGTTTCTTTTCTTCCAAGACAATTACTCCTTTTGGCAACCAAAATGCGTACATTTTTTCACTATCAATTACTTTACCCCAAATATGATATGCTTTATCGGTTTCACATAATAATTTTTCACACCAAATTTTATCTATCGGGAAAAGTAATTGTTTTTCTTCCATTATCTTTTCTGCAAAAGTCGGAAATATCTTTAAGTATTTGCGTGCAACTTTAGGAACAACGTCTTTATTATCTATAACATATTTTGCTTGTGGTCTTGTAAGTTTAAAATTTTTAATTTCATTAAATTTTTCTTTCCACATTAATAATTGATTGTTCGCCCCTTCATATGTTAATAATATGTCTCTCGCTTCTATTTCAAGTATCTTCATAATTAATTACAATATAAATAAATAGATTAATATTTTGTAGTATTTATTATTATAATATTAACATTAAAAAATGGAAAATAAACTGCCTATAACGAGACTTTCTAAATTTTTTAGTCATGAAGATTTTGATTTACATATTAAAATTGGGGAAGAATATCTTCATGGTGATATAAATATGAAATTAGTTCTTTATCAAGTAGATAGAGAAAGAACAGATACTGATGAAGTTTATGGGGAAGTTGGAAAGGATGATACTAAATTTCTTCCGCCTGTTGAATTTAATGCTTTAGTTAAAATTGATGAACCTAAAAACGCGTCATATCAAGGTGGAGTTGTGAGATATAATGAACCAGGTAATTTAACTATTTCTGTTTATATTAACCATTTAAAAGAATTAGGTATAGACATTCGATATGGGGACTACATAGGATATGCCGACACAGAAGACAGATTAAGATTTTATACTGTTGTAAATGACGGAAAAGTGACTTCGGATAATAAACATAAAATGTTCGGATATAAACCACATTATAGAACTATAATTTGTTCACCTGCTCAAGAAACTGAATTTAGGGGAATCTAATATTTATAGATAAAAAATAAAATGAGCACGCCCAAAAGAAAAAATAATATAAATGTTTATAATAAAGTAACTGAGCTTGGTAAAGACGTAATTGATAATAGACAATCACTATTAGACAGGATTACTAAGTCGGATTCTTTTTTACCGGATTCATTATTCCATGATGATCTTGATATGGGTATGCTTGATTTTATAAAACAAAATTTCATAATTACAAGTGACGGTGAACAGATTCCTATCATACCAAAAATCTTAACATTACAAAGATGGGGTGAATTTACATCTAATTGGCAATTTTCAGATGATGATGGAAATGTTAAATTACCTTTTATTGCCGTTGTAAGAAGACCTGAAGTTCAGCCAGGCACAAATCCTGTAACACAAAGAACAATTCCGGACAGAAAATTATTTTATTATGCATCTGTTCCAACATGGGATGGAACAAGAAAGGGCTCTGACATTTATAAAATACCACAACCAGTTGCAGTTGATATTTCATTTGAAGTAACAATAGTTTGTACAAAGTTTAGAGATTTAAATAAATTTAACAAAAAAGTTTTACAAAAATTCTCTTCAAGACAATCATACGCTTCAATTAAAGGTCATTATATTCCAATTATTCTTGATACTATTACCGATAATTCTCCAATGGATACATTAGACGGTCGTAGATTTTACTTGCAAACATATAAATTTATTATGTTAGGTTATATTGTTGATAGTGACGAATTTGAAGTTATGCCGTCAATTAATAGATCAATTTTAATGACAGAATTTATAGGAACAACTAACGTTAGAAAGAAATACATTACTAAAAGTATTGAATTACGAGTAGTGAGTTTTATTGGGGATGGAAATAAAACATCCTTTAGTGTAGGCGAGCCTATTTCAGAATTATTTTATGTAGAAATTAATGGGTTACTACAAGAAAGAGATGTGGACTATTTCCATAATGGAAACACATCAAAAATTAATTTTTCGGAACCTCCATATTTGAATAGTACAATAACAATTGTTTATTATAAAGCGGAAACATCAAAAGACCAATTAATTGACATTCATGGAAATATTGTACAAGTTAAAACCGAATTTTTTCCATATAACAATATTTTAACATTTAACACAAGTAATAATATTAATAGTGTTATTTATGTTAGTATAAATGGTATTATACAAGAAGAAAATGAAGGTTATATAATTTCAGGAACTAATCAAATAACATTATTAACTCCATCATACTTAAACTCAGTGATTGGCATTTCTTACATATATTAATCGCCATATAAATCTTTTTCTTTTTCATTTATCTTACAAAAAGATTCAATCCATTTTTCTAAAACTTTATAAATTTTTAATCCATTTGCATCGCAATGTTTTTTTAATATTTTGTGATGTTTATCACTAATTTTCACGTTTTTATACTTTGTTTCCATATGAAAGATATTTTTAGATATATAAAGATAAATATCTATCTTTTATCTTAGTGATACTGAAACCTTTGCTAAAAATAATGATATTTATAATAATAACAATAAAAATAAATAAAATAAAAAAATTAAATGGCTGATTCAAATAAAGTATTCGTTTCTCCAGGTGTTTATACATCAGAGAAAGATTTGACATTCGTAGCGCAAAGTGTTGGCGTAACAACATTGGGATTAGTTGGTGAAACATTAAAAGGCCCGGCTTTTGAACCTATCTTAATAACAAATTTCGATGAGTTTAGACGCTATTTTGGTAATTGTTCACCAGTTAAAGATGGTAATGGTAATCCTAAATATGAATTACCATACGTAGCAAAATCCTATTTACAAGAATCTAATCAACTTTTCGTGACTAGAATTCTTGGTTTAACAGGTTATTTACCAGGCAAAAGTTATGGTATTAAAACATTAGGTGGTATTAATTATGAAACAATTGGTGTTGTTACTGGAATAACAAATTTAGACCCTAATAATATAACGGGTAATACTATATTATTTTCCGAATTATCAGGCAAAACATCTGTTGATGGTTCATCAATTACTGATTATATTATTAAAAATTTTAGTGGGTATACTTCAGGACAAACAGGAAATTGGTTTGTTATTGGTAAACCTGTAGAACCATTTACTAATCCTGTAGGAACTGAAATTATTTCGCCATATACGGGAAAATATAATATAGATTCTAATCATGGAAAAGAATGGTATAATGTGTTCTTCAATCAAACCGGCGATGATGTTTCGTTGTTTTCTTACGTTTTTGTTTGGGATACTGACCATTTTGTTGTCACAAGGAATGTATATGAAGCAAGCGTAAACACCGATTATGATAATATAATAGTGGCTTCATTAAGATCGAGAGGTAAATATAGCGGTTCAACCTTGAATTATGAATTTACAGAAAATACTTCGCTCATATTATCAAAAGCACCAAATTCTGATATTACAACAAATCCATTTGCCGACTTTGTAATTAATGTTAATGGTTCAACAAGTGGAACTAAAACATTTACTTGTTCATTAGATGGATCTTCAACAAAATACATTACTAAAGTTTTAGGTACTGATGTATTTGATAAATCAAATAAAGATTTTCCTGTATATATTAATGAAGTTTATCCAAACTTTTTATCAAATGCATATAATCAAGGATTAATTAGAGGATTAAGTTTGGATGTTGCATATAATAGTGAATATAATAGTATATTAAAAAGGGGAACATATGCGGAATCATGGGATACGCCAATTTCACCTGTAGTGGTATCCGAAGTTCGTGGTAATAAAGTTGATGATTTATTTGAAATTATCACAATTTCAGATGGTGAATCTGGAAACTATGAAGTAAAAATTTCTATTGTAAACATTAATTTAGAAACAGGTGAATTTGACCTTCTTGTTCGTGATTTTTATGACACCGATGAAAATATGGTTGTTTTAGAAAAATATTCAAGATGTTCTATGAATCCTGATGTACCAGGATATATTGCTAAAAAAATTGGTACTTCAGATACTGAATATGAGCTTCGTTCTAAATATATCATGTTAAAACTTAATCCTAATCACCCAATAGATGCAATTCCCGCAGGATTTAAAGGTTACACAAATAACACATCGTTTAGTGGATGTACTTTAGGTAGTTCAGTATATAAAACTAAATATTATGACGCGGGTGAAACTGTTGGATATGAGCCAGATGGCACACCTATAACAACAAATGGCGATAAAATAAGAAAAGTTACTTTAGGCATTTCATCACAAAAAGGACTTGATAATGACTTATTAAAATATAAAGGTAATAAAGCCTCTGGATCAACAAAAGGATTCCACTTATCAACCAATGCTTCTGGTATCACTGTATCAGGTGTAACAGTATTTGAAACGACTCCATATGATTTGGAGGGACAAACAGGTACGGATAATAAATTATCTAATATTAATTATCGTAAATTTACGTTTGTAGTATTTGGTGGACGTGATGGGTGGGATATATATCGTAATGTAAGAACTTATGGAGACGAATATATCTTTGGTAAGACAACATATAATGCTCTTAATACACAAAATGGTGGCCTATTTAATAAAGATTATGGAACATCTGATTATTATTCATACTTAAAAGGTATTGAAACATATGCAAATCCAGAGGCTATAGACATCAATGTGTTTGCGACACCAGGCATTAATTTCTTTGATCATAGTTCATTAACTTCTTTAGCCATTGATATGGTTGAAACTGATAGAGCCGACTCTATTTATATTATGTCATCTAAAAATAGAGATACAACAGATGAAGTTGTTGATGATATTGATTTTGTTGGAATTGATTCTAATTATTCCGCGACATATTGGCCTTGGATTCAAATTCGTGATACTGATAATGCCACTCAATTATATGTTCCACCGACAGGTGAAGTTTGTAGAAATATTGCTTTGACAGATAACGTATCTTACCCATGGTTTGCTGTTGCTGGATATTCAAGAGGTTTAGTGAATTCAGTAAAGGCCTTTAAAAAATTAACTTTATCCGATAGGGATGTTTTATATAAAAATAGAATTAACCCAATTGCAACTTTCTCTGATACTGGCACTATTATTTGGGGGAATAAAACTCTTCAAGTTAGGGAATCGGCTCTTGATAGAATTAATGTAAGAAGGTTATTATTGAGAGCAAGAAAATTAATTTCTGCAGTTTCAGTAAGATTGTTATTTGAACAGGATGATGAACAAGTAAAAAATGAATTTTTGAGATTAGTAAACCCAATTCTTGAATCTATCAAGAAAGAAAGAGGTTTGTATGAATTCCGTGTTGTTGTATCAAATGATCCTGAAGATATAGATGCAAATACTTTGAGGGGAAAAATTTATATCAAACCAACTCGTTCACTTGAATTTATTGACGTTGAGTTCATCATAACACCAACGGGGGCTTCATTTGAAAATATCTAATTTATATAATAATACCCTCATTTTTAGTTGAGGGTGTTATTTATATTTAAATAAAAAAAAATATGGGAAAAATTATTAGAATAAAAAAATCAGAAATACAAGGTTTAATAAAGAATTTAATTTCTGAACAAATAACTGGTAATAGAACTAACATGCGGCCAGCAAAATTTGATATAGGGTTAAACATGACCATTGGTAGTTCTTTATTTAAAAATGGCATTGACGTAATTGATACTAAAAATCTGGATTTTATCAAACTTATTACAAAATTAAAACAAAACCCGCCAAAAAATAGAGTAATAGTTACTGGTGGGGCATCTGCCGTAGGTTCATCTACAGGATATGATAATAATGCATTGGCTAAACGTAGATCA